CATGACTTACGGTGATGACAATGAAATGTCCGTCTCTGATAAGGCCCCTTTATACAACCATACTCGTATGATGGAAGTATATGCCTTTCAAGGTATTGAATATACTATGGCAGACAAGGATGCACCCGCATCTGACGATTTGGTTCTTTTTGCCGGAACTTGTGTGTGCCTTTGGCACACCTTGTTCTGGACTTTTTGAATCTATTGACTCGGATCGTAGTATGTGACTGACTCGATTTTCTGAATAGTCACACCTTGATTTTGCTCGTGAACTCGCACGAGTAATCTGAATTACGTCTACAAGATTACTGTATTGATAGACAAACGACACAGTGAAGCTATAGCATCTTTTAGCAGCTAACGTTAGATCATAACGTGAGACATAACGACGGTAAAGCTCATATTCTTTTTGAGCGATCCCGTGACCTGATTTAGGTATCTAAGATGCCCCGTCATGCCAGACATTTTAAACGGCTTATTCATTCTTGCGTAATGGACGGACATTTTAATTCGCACTTCAACGCTGAGAAATCCACCGGACAGCATAATTAATCCGCTTGGTTACCTCTAGGCCATTCAGGAAAGAGGTAGGGCCGACATACTGGCACCATGCTCCCGCTGTACTTTCGCGACATCTGGACACCTGCGAGTTCTAGGATAACTCTATATAGTGTGAGGTTTAGCACCCCTCAACCCCGTCACTATTGGGCGCACATACACATTCGTGTGTAGTGGCTGACGCCACAGGAGAAAAGGGGCATTTATCCCCCTATACCCTTGTGTATACATGACCAGGGACGTACAATTCCCGCCCTCGTTCTGGCGCGGTGCAGAGTAATGAACTGCACTTCGCCCGAGTAAAGTGAAATCCGTGACGTAATGGTTTCGAACCCATTTTCGAATGATCGGACAGTAACCCGCGAGGGACCGAAATTTAAGCTTCAAGACCTGTTCTACCTGGTTTTGGAGTTTGTTTCGGTGTACAATTCAAACATGAATATGACACCGCAGCAGACTTTGAAATCACCCCCGGCCCCAGTGCCTTTTTCCGCGACAATCCGCGATGACTATTATAACCCACAAGACTACGTTCGCTCCAAGATGGACAATGCCTTCGTCTTCGACGTCAGGAGTAAATGCGTACATGGAGTTAAGAAATGCCGCTGTTGCACCATCACTCCCCTACTTAAAAATGGCACAGAGATCGTCGACTACTTTGTCGAACACAAGACCAATTCTGGTCGAATCATCAAGTGCACAATCGGGAAACAAGGTGTAAACCCCTATCGTGTTGAGCAATTGCGAACGCACTTCTTTTCACGAAAGCCAAGGCCCTCAGATGAGACCTTAGGCGACTCTGGCGAAGAGAACTCAGATAATGAGCCAGATATTGAGTTTGGAGCTCCTTTGTCTTCCATCATATTGAACCCTGATTTAGCAAGATTGCATCATGAACCGTCAATAATCTCAGAACCCGAGAATGCTGACCATGTTCAATCCACAATGGGATCACAAATGGAAGAAGTTCAAAATAGACTACAAGGAGTCTTCTCTACAAACGTGCTCCGGAAGAGCACTAAAGCTATTGAGCAATTGGTAATCCTTATGGTAGGACTCCAATACGATGCCTCTTTGGAGGCGATGGTGACCCGATGTGTTGCCTTTCTCTCTGCTATAACCCCTGATGGGATTTTGTGGAGCATCAAAGATATGCTCATGAAGTACGTCGAGGGAGCTGAAGTTCCCTCAATTTTGCAAGGTCGTTTACTCAAAGATGCTTTTGACTCCGAACAAGCAGCCAACAGCACGCCGACACCAGAAATGTTAGCACCCACTACTTTGAAAGTGTGGGAAACACTCAAACAAGGTATTTTCACCAAGCACATGTCATATATACTTGGTACGGTTTTTGCCTTCTCTACGTGTCGCATCCGAAACATCAAATTTAGTCACCCAATATACGAGAAGATCATTGAAGCTTCATCAGTTGAGGAGATTGACGCATTGGATGTTATCGACCATGGAATCAAACTTTACAATTGGACAGCCACTGTTGGAATGGCCTGTCTCGAATCCCGGAGCTTGGAGCCTTTAACCGTCAATACAAGCACACTACATACATGCCACGTTACATATTACAAATGGCTTCATAAATTCCAGGAATTCAAAAGGACAGGAACAAGCACCATGGAGGAACGTCGACTGATGTTTACAGAGGTGGAAACTTGCTGGCGATTGTTACAAAATTTTACGAAAACACAGAAGGAAAAATTTCTCACGTTGCAAGCAGCAGGACTCTATAAAGATGTGCTCGCGTTGCTTGATAACGTCCGCGAGTTTGTACATAAAGTGGACAGAGTCAAAGTTCCAATGGCTTTTCATCTCACCGGTCCTCCGAAGATCGGCAAATCAGAGTTGATGCCGAAGATCTGTGAACAAGTGTGTCTCGCACGGGGTGAAGAATATCGGCCACAAGATTGCGCTCAAGTGAATTTGTTGGCCAAGTTCCAAGATGAGCTAAACAACGCCACACAGTGCATCGTGATTAATGAGACCATGCCCCTGAAAGAACAATATGCCACTTCACTCGAAACAGCGTACAACTTATCGCTTGCATTCGTGGATTCCAGTCCTTTGCATCCAAATAGATCAAATTTGGAAGACAAATCAAAAAACACACTCACCCATGTTTGTGTGTGCTCGAGTGGTAACAGAGATGAACCGTTCAAGAATGTTTCAAAGACTGATGGTGCGTGGACCCGCCGATACAAGATTTTAGGTATGCAGGTCAGACCCCAATATGCTGACGCGTTTGGACGCCTCGAATCATCGAAAATTGATGGAAGTGATGATTATCACCTCTTCGATATGTACGAGATTGTGTACCACGGTGGAAATCGACGCATCGTGTATTTTAAAATTGGCGACAAAGATAGTCGCCAGATCAACACGAAAGAAATGTTCGAACTCATCCGTAAACTCAGCATAGAGCACTTTGCAGAGCAAGATAGACTGGCAGAGCATCATCTGACCGTGGGCAACAAAGGATGTCTCAAATGCAAACGCATTGCACTAACTTGCGTTTGCTCTCAAGGCGATCACGACACTCTAGCTGGAATACCTGTTGTTCCGTGCGACACCACCCTACGCACATTACCAGATGGCATGGTTTGTGCCGCCCGATCACTCATCGGTGATTACAAGCACGCCTGTGATTATGGCGATGGAAATGTTTGCAAATATTGTCTTTTGGAATCTCCAACAGATGAGATGGGAATTGTGGCTTCAGTTGCGACCACTGCCGGCTCTCTAGCCTGGAGTTCGATCCTTCCGTGGATCAACCCTTTTGTGAAGATGAGATGGATTTGGTCCATTGATAACAATGTCATGAAAGTATTCCATGAAGAAGTGTTGGAGGAACTTAGCTATTGGCCAGAAACCGTCGGGTGCAAGACTCTCAGTCTAATTCCCGAGACATGGTTACAACGCGAAGATGGTTCTTCCACTTGGTTGGGACGAAGAAAAGATAACTTCCTGAGAATGGTTGCAGCCGAGAGACAGATCTTTTTGCCTCTCAGTCTCCTTCTCCGACGAGCCTTCTTTATCGGACTACTCACCGCGGCACTCACGCTATCATTTGGTTACCTCATGGAATATATGGGTCTGAATCCCCGTGCCTACGAAGCAGTGGAGTACGTCGAGAGAGATTACCGAGAATGGGGATGGTACTATTTCTTCCCTCAATTTTCGAGTTTTGTGATGGAGCGCAAGCAATGGTATGCAGAGCGCGGCATCTACACCCTAAACTATCTCGATTGGAAAAAATACTACATTGACATATACTGGTTCGAACGCATACTTGGTTATTTGTGTGTCCCATGGTCTTTCACATACACAAAGAAGATACCCATCCTGGTGATACGTCTCTATGATTGGTGGAAACCACCGCTCTTGGTCACGTTTTTTGTGACTTTTGTTGTGTTTTTCTATACATGGTGGCGACGTGCGATGGGATTTCAGCAGAGATATGAGATGCTCAAACAACGATCTACCAGTGACCCTCAATTCCAGAAAGGACTTTACGACAAAGCAAGGCGACATACATCCGAATATAACTATCTCGTACCGACAGCCGTTGGAGTCGTTGGAGCCATCGTGACTGGATTAGTCATATGGAACAACATACGTGCACCTGAGGCCGAATCCCGCATGAAAGAGCGTTCTTCTTGGAACGATTGGTTTTCTTTCAACCGCAAAGTTGCAACCGCGAACGACCCCCAAAACTCATCAGCTGAAGAAGTTCAAGTGAATCTGGGAAAAGTTCTCACGGCGGTGTACGCGGCTGTGCCGGGTGAAAAGACAGAACGTTTCACTCATGGTGTGTACATACAAGCTGGTGTTCTCATGCTTCCATATCACTTTGTGCGCACGCTGGACGGGCGCGAGGAGCAAGAGTATCTCGACTTGCGTTGTGAAACGAATGGTGTGAAACACAAGGTGCGGATCTACGCAAAAGGATATGTGCGTGTGAAGGACAAAGACGCAGTACTAGTATTCGTTCCAAAAGCTCCACGCATCAAAAAGAACTTCGCACTCGAACAATTGCCTGTGAAAACGGGGGAGGGTTCCATCAAGGCAGCGCTCTTGTACCTTTCCCCCACTGAGAAGAAAGAAGGTGACACATCCAAGATCTCAAAGGGTTTTGCGTTGGGCAAAGAGTTCCTGACAGTGAAATACCAGGACAACATTGAAAGCACCATATTTGATTGTGGAAGAGGAGTTAGTTACGATTCTACGGTCACAAGGAAAGGATATTGTTGTTCCATCATCGTGGCAAACAGACGTGACGGTGCGATCCTTGGATTTCATATCTCCGGACGACCAAAAGATTCCCAATACAGACAAGGATATGCGCAAGAGATTTTACTGGAAGATTATCAAGAGGCATATAAAAAACTCAAGAAGCTACCACATGCGCGACCCACACCTGAGATGGGAACATTGGAGACCGTACGACTCGGAAAAGAGCTAGTTCCTAAAGAAGGTCCACACCCAAAAACTGAAATTTTTGATGACCCAGATTTTGATCCGTATTCGTGCATTGAAGTCGTCGGACACGACCCACACCTCCCTCGTTATAAAACACGTGTGAGACAATCCATGCTGAGTGAACCATTCGAGCGAGCGAGCGGTGTTAAAAGGAAGTGGAGATCACCCGATTTCTCAGAACCGTGGAAGCACCACAACAAGAACCTCAAGAAGATAGCTGAGGGTGCATGGGAGATTCCACCTGAATCGCTTCGCTGGGCGTGTGACGATTACTTTGATCAACTCAATGAGGTCCTCCAACCATATATCAGGGAAGAACCTGAATTGTGTAGGAAACTCACTCTGGACGAGGCCATTAATGGTGTGGCCGGATCGGATTTTATGGGTCCTCTTAAAATGGACACTTCTGCGGGTATCCCAAATGGCAAGAAAATTGACTCTGGATTATTTATAGAGCTTCCGCCATATGAAGATGGGAGAAAACGTTACAAATTCGCCCCCCATGCCCAGAAGTATTATGACTGGATGCTGAAGAAATTTGCACAAGGTGAGGGTGTTGGAGTTTTTGCCCGGTCGTGCCTCAAGGATGAGGTTGTAGAAGAAGATAGTGAGAAAGTTCGCATTTTTTACATCCTTGAGTGCATATTCGGAGTTCTGTGCAGAATGTACTACCTTCCAATCTGTGAGTTCATATCACGTCACCCTCTTGAATCTGAGTGTATGGTAGGACTCAATTGTGCAGGACCTGATTGGGAGAAGATGGTTTCTCACATCGAGGAACACGCCACAGACGGAAGACTCATCGATTGGGATTTCAGTGGATACGACCTCAAGAGATCGGCAGATGTCACATGCGCAACATTGAACGTTTATGGGCGTATCGTGGAGAATATGGGTTACAGTGAAGATGACATGAGGAATTTTCATGCCATTGGAGAAGAGTTGCGGTGCCCACTCATGAACTGGAACGGAACCCTCATGTTCCCGTTCCTGTGGATCTCAGGCAACAACATCACCGTCTACGGAAATGGGTCGGACAACTCGATACATCAGAGGGCGTCCTTTCACTACAATGGAGTGCGTGTACTCGGAGATGATTTCCACAAGTTGGGTCGTTACAAGGACAACGAGCACGTTGCAACATATGGAGACGATGGACACGGTGGTTCACGACCTGAGGTTAGAGACATAACGAACTTCAGTGCTCGGAAACGGTATTTCGACTTCATAAACATGGGCTTCACCAACGCGCGAAAAGATAACGAAGCGCAGGATGACATTGCCGCTGATGAAGTTGACTTCCTCAAACGGAAGAGCGTATACCACCCGGCACTTGGTCTTCGTGTGGGAGCATTGGCCACAGATTCAATTGAGAGGATGGGACACATGAGTCACGGAAAAGGAGTTCCAGAAGATTTAGCAATAGCCTCGATCCAAACGATGCTTCATGAGTCTTTTTTGCATGGAGCAGAGTATTACGAGCAGATGCGCACTTGGTTGACTAGTGCCGCCCAGGAGCTTGAAATATGGACGAAAGAGCTGGAATGTGACTTTGATGGAAAGATATTACAATGGAAAGAAAAATACATGCAGGCTGAGATTTAAGCGCCTGCCCCGACCTGTCGGAAGTCATTAAAAGCCGAAACCCAGTTTGTTCTGGGGCCGTTTAGGAAAGCAAAAACACATCAAGTAACTGATTACCGATCCAAGCAGTGAGCAAGCCGACGATAGGCTTTGCTTGATGACGGCTCTTCCACAAAGTTTGGACAACCGAGTGGAAACAAACCAAAGTCCTCTATTAATAATAACACATCACATAAGATCTTCGGCACAGGCATGGCTGGAGACGCTAATACTAGCACACAAACAATGTCATTTACTGATCACGCCCCCGGGCAGATCGACTCTCGTGGTTCACCAATGGACCACACACGGGACTACGGTATGATTCATGATGCAGACTTAAACAATTTCTTCTCCCGTCCTGTGAAAATCTTCGAAACCGCATGGGAGACCAACTCTCCGCTATTCGCCAGAATTGATCCGTGGAGCGCCTTCTGGGAAAACCCCCGGGTTTTGGAGAAAATCACACACTATGCACTACTTAGATGCACGATGAACGTGAAACTCTTGATTAATGGGAACGCATTCTACTATGGAAGAGGCATGATGTCATATGAGCCATTGGCTGAAGATGACGGAATTTCTTACAATAAGCTGGTGCGTAACAATGCGTACGACGAAATTGATTTGATTAGATCGTCTCAACGCATGAAAGTGTTCTTTAATCCCACAGAATCAGAGGGTGGTTCGTTGAAGTTGCCATTCTTTTGGTATAGAAATGCCTTGACAATTCCAGGTAGTGAATGGAACCAGATGGGTCAATTGGTGCTCCAGAGCATAAATGATTTAAGACACGCAAACGGAAGCACTAATCCGGTGAGCATTTCAATATTTGCTTGGGCCGAGAACGTGTCTGTTTCCATTCCAACAGCCGCCAGACCTGGTGATGAGATGGGATTTGCGGATGAGCACAACAGGAACATCATTTCCAAACCTGCTAGCAATGTCGCACGAGTGGCATCATCCTTGTCTTCACTACCCTGGATTGGACGTTTTGCAAAGGCGACAGAAATTGGTGCCACAGGCGTTGCGGAAGTTGCAAAGATCTTTGGATATTCTTCACCACCTGAATTGAACTACAGTGTGGTGGTTCCCAATGCAGCACCAAGCATGGCCGTTGTTGACACGAAGCGACCTTGCCACAAACTCACAATCGATAGCAAACAAGAGCTGACAATTGATCCCGTGACAACTGGGATATCGGCCATGGATGAATTGGCGATCAACTCAATTGCGTGTCGAGAGAGCTACATTACGAAGTTTCGATGGAACATGAGCGATGAGGTTGGAGACCACTTGTTCAGCATGATTGTTGACCCTGCCCAAACTCGTATCCAAGGTTCCGAGATTCACCTGACAGCATGTGCTCTCGCTGTGTTTCCTTTTAAATACTGGCGAGGCACGATGCGGGTGCGATTTCAAATCGTGTCATCCAATTACCACAAAGGTCGCTTGCAAATTGCGTACGACCCCTTGATTGCGGGTTCATCGCGCGAATTCAACACCCACTACACCACAATTCACGATATTTCGACTGATAAAGATTTTTCAATCGACATTGGGTGGGGCAAGTCCACTGCATTTAGAGAACACATGAGCATAGATAACACCATCGGCATTGGCGCCAGTCTCCCCCCGAGCACTATAGTTAAGGGAAACGGGTACCTTTCTGTGAATGTTCTTAACGAATTGACTGTTCCTGGTGCCGTTGTGTCAGATATTGAAATCAATGTCTTTGTCTCGATGCTCGATGACTTTGAGGTCGCCCAACCTAGCTCTAGAATTGCTGGTTACACGGTGCGCAACCCTGCGAACCCAGTGACTGACGAGAGTGGAGAAGGCAGTAGTGGCGCACTTGAAGGCCCCCCAGAGGGTGGTACCCCAGTGAGTGATCCTCCTATTGTGGACAGCATGGGAGACACTTACAACACGAATGCTGAGACGACAAAGGTCTTCTTCGGCGAAGTGATTGGATCATTTCGTCAGATGATTAAAAGACCGTGTCTCTCCGAGGTGCATTTGATCGAGGAGTACACCGCTGGAATGATTCACACGATATCTCGTCGTGCTTTTCCTCAATACTGGGGTCGACTGAAAGATACTGTAACTTTGAACCCTGGATCTTTCGTCACCTCATTTGTTGGTGGACAGAAGTGGATTGTTAGCTCTACGAACTATATCACATTCCTCGCTCCAGCCTATGCTGGGTGGCGCGGGTCGATTCGATGGACGCATGACATATCGGGAGTGGTGATCATGGGAAGAGGAGATAGATACCTCGGATCAACACTCACTGTGTCTCGCAATGAGCTGAACACCGGAAGCACAACGAGAGTGGCGCTAAATCCAGACTACAACAACATACCCACACGGATCATGAATGCCGAGAATCGGCTCTTACTGAATGGGGCGCACCTTGGGGTTGGAACTGTGAACCCACTAGTTTCTGTCGAGATACCTTTTTACTCCAATGAAAGATTTAGGAGTCCAATGAAGGTGGAGAAACTTATAGGTGCGAACTATGAGCCATCCTATGACATGTCACTCACGACTGCATCGACTGTCAATGCGACGGATCGCTCATACATCAAGAGCTATTGCTCGGCTGGAGAAGATTTTAATTTTTTCTACTTCAATGGCTTGCCGCCACTCTTTTTCGAGGCGCAAGTTCCCGTTGACTTTTAGGACCTGAAACGTATGTCTCAATAAAAGACGTTTTTAACCGGACCTGTGGAGGATGTCTCAATAAAAGACTCCATATTATGACCTGAGGCGGAAGTCGCGAAAAGACGCCCACACTGTGTTCTGGCAAGCACAGTGGATGATAAAATATAGATCGGACATCTATGCCAAAAATGTGACCGAGAACGATCAGGCGGGAGCCGCTGATCACGGGCCTTAACAGGCTCGTCTGACATGATACCATGAAGTATAGTACGTTTTACTTCTTCGACGCATGTCGGGGAAGATGTTGGTGCTCTTACTTAATGAAGGTTATGCCAGGAAATACGTACCGTTCAGGATGTCCCCAGTCTAGAAAATGACTTGGAGGGGCGTCTTGTCCACTGGCT